AGTCTGCATGAGCTTGCGTGGATCACGCCGAACCCCCAAGAACTAGGAAATCTTGATAGACGGTGGCTAAAGTGGACTAGATAGGTATTCACCTTCGTAATACCTAAACTACAATCAAAAGTAGAAGTCTTGAGAGTATTACTCCATAATACTATAAGCAGTACCCCGCCTCGGTTGTAATATGGACAGAGAAGACGGAGCCGAGACTGAAAGTGAAAGTGAAACCCTAACGCCAGCTCAGGAATTGCTGCGGGATCGGTTGAGGAAGCCTCAAGGCTTGCGGGATTTTGATCACTGTGAACACGCAAACAGCCTTGCTAAGTTCACAAATCGTATGTTGGACAACCTCAGGGAGCATGCAGCGGTCTGTCAAGAGAGGATTGAGGCGTTGACCCTACGGGTGGCCCACCTAGAGGCTAGAAAGCCCCCGCAAGACCTTAGTTCAGATCCGGAGTGGTTTTCTTGAGAATTTTGGATTTATGGTGCGGTTCTAAATCGGCGACTCAAGCGTTCGCTGATGCGGGGCATGAAGTGATCACTGTGGACATTGACCCGACGACGAACCCGACGATCTGCAAAGACATTCTTGATGTGACCCTTCAAGAGCTAGATGCCTACGGTCGGTTCGACTTCATTTGGGCTAGTCCGGATTGCTCTTGCTTCTCTATTGCCGCAGCGGGTCAAGGGCATTTTCAATTGCCCGATACTGAACCCCAAACTCGCAAGGCGAAGGATATGGTACTCCGAATAATGCGTACTCGTTTTATCTGTGAAAATCTATGGCCTAGAATCGGGTTTCTGATTGAAAACCCCCGAGGACTTTTGAGGAAACTTCCAATCCTGAGAGGGTTAGGCCGTCGAACCGTAACGTGGTGTTCATACGGCGATGATAGGATGAAGCCAACCGATCTATGGGGTGTACTCCCCGGTTGGGCTTCAAGGCCACCCTGTCACAATGAGAACCCCAATTGTCACCACGAACGAAGTCCTCGGGGATCATCAACCGGAACTCAGGGGATAGACTGGCAAGACCGAATCAAAATCCCTCTTGGATTTTCTGAAGAAATTCTCTCAGCTTGTGAGTCATATAATCAAGTTGAGAAGTGGGGTACCTTGGATAAGTGGCCTCAGTCATTCGATTAAGCCGCGGGGGAATTGTATGAAAGAACGTAGGAAGGCCGGAGCTACGCATTCGTTTAGACTAACCCGTGAAGCTGCGGATCTCGTAGACTCTATCAATCACCCGCGCAGACTTGGGGGTAAATCTCGCAAGATTTCAGAAGCTATTCAATGGTATTTTACAAATATTGATGATCGGGAGAGTGTTGATCAGATATTCGCTTCCCGTAAATTTTGGAAGGAACGTCATGATAAAGTTCTAGATGAACATGATAAACTTCTAAATGAGCGCCATATCAAAAAGGAGGCCGCAAAGAATCCCGAAAGTGGGTCAAAACCCCCTGCTTGGTGGCGACGGTTTTTACTCTGGGAATTTTAGAATGAGGCGCTGTTCTCTCTGTCGAGAAGAAGGGCATCAACGCAACCACTGTGAAAACTCGCCCTTTGGTGGACGGTTTGATCATGAGTTAGATCGGGCTACCAAAGGGACCGCCGCCGGGTTGATCTTGATTAAAACCGGGTCGGTGTTCTTGTTCGTCTGCGGGTACTTCGCCGGGGTTTGCTTCTGATCCGATGGGCGGTTCAACGCCGGGTTCGGGGCAATCCCACCGGGAACGCAAAACGTCTTCATCAGCTCCGAAAAGAACTCTCAACGAATCTAAGATTTGACCGAGAACACCAACCGATCCCCCACACTCTTCCCGATCAATTGCCATTTGACGGGACTTCGCTTGATATTCTTCATACCAACCCGCGAAGTCTCCGGCCGTCGGCCATCCTGTTTCATATCCTAGCAGCTCCGCGATAGTAGCGACAGAATAAGCCACTTGAATTATTTTCAATGGGTCGTCCATCATTTTTGCAATTTCTCTAGCTCCCATGCCTTCAGCAAAAGAACCGGCGGATCGTAGAGTATAGGCCGCGAGATATTGTTCAAGCATTTCCCGCTCGCGGGTTTGCAGCTCGATGCGATGCACTACCGTTGATGTCGGTTTGGCTTTCGGACACATCACAGATCCTCAAGGATGCCAAGAATAGTGACGGGCAATTTAGCCGCCGATGCCGTTAGAGTCGAAACCGCTATTGTGCAGGGTCCGGGGATCGGTGGAAGGAAGCCGCCAAAATCAATCATAGCGTTATATGGCCCCGTCACTAGATAGGAAGCGCCGCCTAAAGGATAACCATAATTCACGACGCCGCTATCCGCATCAACGGTCACGTCTTGAACGGGATTACCCGCCGGAACTATCTGAATCATATATCGTTCCCCGGCGTCGCCGCCATAGTAGGATATGCTCGTAGGGGTTATCTTTTGGCCTTCACCGACCGAACCTATTCTAAACATCTTCAGAGCATCAGCACCGGCCGGAACTTCGCCGGACCAATGAACGCGCGTACCCACTAGATCATCACCGCTTCTCGGCCCATCTGATGATTTGACGCATACGCTTAGTTCCCATAAGTTCAGAGTCAAAAAGGAGCTTTGTAGCCTTCTTCACCGCTGCTTTTTCACTTGCCGACATTATTTTGAGACGCGCTTTCGCTCGCTTGCTGATAGCCATGACTAACACCTACGCGTCGGTCCTAAATACCATTCTTGAATTTAATGCAACGTTTATCCTACAAGGCTCAAAGGTGGCTGCACAGTCACCCGCAGAGGCGGTGAAGCCCACTGAACCGATAGGAACCCCGGACCCGTCGAGGACATAAACGGGGGATTCAGCTTCGGCGTCATTTGCGCCGGGAAGGGCAAACCAATGACTAATTGTTCTTCCCTGTAATGTCAAACCGAGCGATGAAGATCCGTCGAGGATTGATACTAGCTCCTGTTCGCCCGCGCCGGACACCGTCTTTGAAAAGACATGGTACTCTCCGTTTGTGCAAGCTACCGACACCGCAGCGGTTCGGGTTGCAGCCGCGTTCACTAAGACTTGAACACTGTCACCGCTTGCGATCATCTTGGGATAAGGCAAGATTGCCGGTAGCCCGCAATTACCGCCGGAAGTCCCTGCGCCACCGCCGACGGGAAGAGCGAGTTTTATTTTTCCGGCACTTTGCACAAATGCATAAATGAAATCGTTCTCGCATTGTAGGCCCGCGCGAGCTGCAACGAAGTTCCCATGCTGTTGAGTCGCGAACGTGCCGAAAACCTGCGCCGATCCTACGAAATCAGGGTCGGTTTGAATCTCATCTTGAGTGGCTTCGGTCGTTGCTGAGTTATGCAGAGGCACGACACCTAGAGCGGTTGAAATAACTGATCCGTAACAATTCACATTTGCCATTTAATCACCATTTTAGAGCTTAATTCCTAGGGCCAGCGGCTTGAAAACGCTGGAATTGAGAAGGGCTATCGGTTGCCTCAAAAGTCGGCGACCAAATCTAAATCCGATACGAGCGGTGACGGTTTGTCCAACCATACTCCACATATTATTTTTCAGATTGATTGAAGCCGCATCAAAAGCGAGCTGCGGATTCTTGGCAATATCTCTAATAGAAATCGGGACGATGCCGAATGAAGAACCGTCCACAGATCCCGCAGCGTATGAAGTTAGATTGTAGGTAGACCCGGCCTTTGAGATGTCGTCTTCCCCGGTTATGAATTGTGGCACGCTAGCTGCGAATATATTCGATGTTGCGATATTCGCGTACGTGTAGGCTTCCGCGACTTTTAGAAGCTTGATCGAGTTATCACGACGCCTAGTGGTCTTCCCGCGCTTTGCCATCTTCCCCCCCTCCGAGTCCGTCGCTCTTAATCCTTCTTAGAAAACAAGCCCTTCGCGTCCCGCTCTACGATCTCTTTTATTGGCAATTCAACCGGCGCACCTTGGTTTTGCATCCATTGAGCGATTAATTGATGAAAAGGGTTCGGCGGCTCTATATTTCCGGCTAAATTCCCGATGGTGGCTTGAAGAGCAGTGGCCAAATTCGTATCAAGGTCTTCAATAGCTTGATCAACATGGTTTTTGAGATCACGGATTAACCATAAACCGCAGCATAGAGCCATTAAAATCAATAGATCGAACACTTGTTCTTCAACCATACTCCACCCGAACGCGAACCGGGCCTTAAAAGTCTGCATGAGCTTGCGTGGATCACGCCGAACCCCCAAGAACTAGGAAATCTTGATAGACGGTGGCTAAAGTGGACTAGATAGGTATTCACCTTCGTAATACCTAAACTACAATCAAAAGTAG